CTTTTATTCATATACCAATTGTATATTTATATTTTTGTAGATTGCAATACATAAAATAATTTTTTTTTAATTTTTTTTAATAAGTTTATTGGTGTGATATTTATGCAACAGTGTGACCAGGATAACACACATTAGAATAATTCTAAGGACCATTGAAGCTCATGGTTATTTTATGAGATTGAGAGAGAGAAAGAGATATAGAAAGTTGCTATTCTAATACATCAACGCATTAATTCTGTTCACATAAAATTTCGGTCAGCATTACTGACCTAACCAATTTAAAAGATTTTTTATTATTAGGTTTGATAATCTTTTATTATCGATACACCATATTGTATAATTTAATGTAGGTTAGATCAGTTTTTTCAAAATGCGATACCCCATACCCCCCATAAAATGCCGTGCCATTACTATACATATATTCATGGGACTCGAGGACTCCCTTACACACACAGCTTTACTCCTTTCTCCACAACAACATTTTTACTTTAAAACAATTCTAAATAAGATAGATGTAGTATATGAATTACTTTTCATCAGAAGATATGGATTGTGTTTGCTATATCGAAGAAAAAACCAACAATGTTGTGATTAAATTCTTTGGTATGCCAAATAATGAGTCTGCGGAGTTATTTACAATCTATGTAATGGACAGATTAGGTTTTGAATACAATCCAATAAACTACAGTATGCAAAGCAAATCAGTTCATTAATATGGAAATTAAAATACCTTACACACCTCGTAAACACCAATCCTATTTGCACAAACAAATCTCAAGATACAGATGGAATGTGCTTGTATGTCATAGAAGGTTTGGCAAAACAGTATGTATGATCAACCACCTAATTAGGTCAGCATTGTTGTCCAATCAAAAGAATCCAAGATTTGCCTACATTGCTCCAACCTTCAAACAAGCAAAAAGTATTGCCTGGGATTACATGAAACAGTTCACGGCAAAAATTCCATACACCAAGTTCAACGAAACAGAACTAAGGGTAGATCTGCCTAACGGCAGCAGAATAACATTACTAGGTTCAGAAAACTCAGATGGTCTAAGGGGTATATACCTAGATGGGTGTGTGATCGATGAGTATGCTAATGTAAACAGTAAGCTGTTCCCGGAGATAATCAGACCAGCACTATCAGACAGAAAAGGTTATTGTGTATTCATTGGTACTCCAGCAGGAATGAACAACAATTTTTACGAATTATTTCAACACGCACAAGGTGCAGAAGATTGGTTCTCCTACAAAGCAAAAGCATCAGAGACTAAGATTGTAGATGAAGATGAGCTTATCAAAGCAAAAGAAGTTATGGGTGAAAAGAAGTATATGCAAGAATTTGAATGTGATTGGATAGCAAACATTGAGGGTGCAGTATATGGAGACATCATTGCAAAAATGGAAGACGATAAGCAAATAGCAAGAGTGCCATACGATCCAAGTTTACCTGTTAATACTGCTTGGGATTTAGGAGTATCAGATCATACCGCAATTATATTCTTTCAACAATTAGGAAGAGCAGTAAATATTATTGATTACTATGAGGAACGAGGTCAAGGTTTACCACACTATATTCAAGTCATTAATGATAAAGATTACATCTACAAAGATCACTTTGCACCACACGACATTGAAGTTACAGATTTCAGTAATGGCAAAACCAGAAGAGAGGTAGCCTACCAACTGGGTGTGCGGTTCAAGGTAGTGCCAAAAATACCACTCGAAGATGGAATCCACGCAACCTCAATGACCTTGCCAAGAACCTTCATCGATGTAGACCATTGCAAAAAATTGATAGATGCGTTAAGACATTACCATAGGAAGTACATCGACAAAAATAGAATGTTCAGATCGAAACCTGTACACGATTGGAGTTCCCATGCTTGTGATGCAATGCGTTACCTAGCAGTTGGTCTCCAAGAAATAAATACTAGACAAACTGCTCCACAAGTTGTAGCAGATAATAGTTATAACATTATTTGAGGATTTTTATGGGATCAATTTTTAAACCAAAAATGCCAGCTCCGCCACCAGTTCAACCTTTGCCAGAACCGCCGAAGGCAGAACTCTCACCAGAGGAAGAAGCAAGAATACAAAAGGAACAAGCTGCGATTGAGAGAAGAAGAAAAGGTTATAAATCTACAATACTAACTGGACCACTAGGTATACAGGAAGATGAAGAAACTAAACTTAAAACTTTATTAGGAGAATAATTATTATGGCAATAGGAGATATCTTAAAAAAAAAAATTCCAGGTACTGCAGATGGTAATAAAATTCGTGAGATGACTGGTGCAAATACATTTGGAGATTTTATAAAAATGACTATAGGAAAAACTCCTATAGGTGGAACAATAGCAAAGTCTACACCAACAGTAGTAGATGTTAAAGTTCCTAAAAAAAAATTTGCATCTATTGGAATAAAACAAATGCGAACAGGAAGAAGCGGAACAATAATTACATCTGGTGGATTATTATCTAATAATAAAATAACAATTAAAAAGAAAACTTTATTAGGATCATAATGTTTAAAAAGATTTTAAATTTTTTTAAAAAAAAAGAAGAAGATGTTTTGTATTTAACAGAAGAAGTAAAATTTAATAACACAGATGATTTACAATCTTCAGTAGATAGCGATAAAGTTTTTAATAAAAAAGATACTAAAGAAACTAAATCATCTTTAACATTTGGAAAATAAATATGGGAGCAGGTGGAGCATCTGGTGGAAATGGCGGAAGTTATGGATCTGCACAAAAAGGTAGAAAAGCATCTACACCAGGAACTCAAGTAGGTTTTTCAGAAGCAACTAAAGGAACAGGATCTGATCCAAAAGAAAAAACTGATACTAAAGAAAAATCTTTAGGCGAAAAAGTTGGTGGTGATGGTGGTGGTGCAATAGGAACAAGCGGTCAAGTAGTACAAGCACCTCAACCTGTTACTTCTCCAACAACAGCAGAAGTTTCACAAGTTAGTGCAACAGAAGCAGAAGAACCTATTATTCTTAGAAAAAGAAGAACACTAGCTAGAGGTAGATCACAAACAATATTCACAGGACCAACAGGTGTAAGCGGTGGCTTGACTTTAGGCAAACCAAGTTTATTAGGTAGATAATATGGCACAAACAGATTTAACAAAAAGTTTATTAAAACGATTTGATCGTTTAAAATCTCAAAGACAAAATTGGGAAACCCATTGGCAAGAAGTTGCAGATTATATGCAACCAAGAAAAGCGGATGTAACTAAATTAAGATCAAGAGGTGATAAACGAACTGAACTTATTTTTGATTCCTCTCCATTACAAGCAGTAGAACTCTTAGCAGCATCTTTACATGGTATGTTGACTAACCCTTCTACTCCTTGGTTCTCATTAAGATTTAAAGAAGAGGATATGGAAAATGAAGATGAAGCAAAAGAGTGGTTAGAGTCTGCAACAGAGACGATGTACTCTGCATTTAATAAATCAAATTTCCAACAAGAAATCTTTGAACTGTATCACGATTTAATTACATTTGGTACAGCAGCAATGTATATTGAAGAAGATGCAGATGATATTTTAAAATTTTCTACAAGACATATTAATGAAATCTTTATTGCTGAAAATGATAAAGGTAGAATTGATACAGTATTTAGAAAATTTAAACTTTCAGCAAGAGCTGCAATACAACAATTTGGTACTGGAATATCAAGCAAGATTGATTCTATCAATAATAAAAATCCTTATGATGAAGTAGAAATTATTCATGCAGTATATCCAAGATCTGATTTTAATCCTAAAAAACAAGATAAAGCAAATATGCCATTTGAATCTGTGTATATTGAATATGCTAGTGGCGAACAATTATCTGTATCTGGATTTAGAGAGTTCCCATTTGTAGTACCAAGATATTTAAAAGCATCGCATGAAATCTATGGAAGATCTCCTGCAATGACAGCATTACCAGATGTTAAAATGCTAAATGAAATGTCTAAGACTACAATCAAGTCTGCACAAAAACAAGTTGATCCACCTTTACTTGTTCCAGATGATGGATTTATTTTACCAGTAAGAACAGTGCCTGGTGGTTTAAATTTTTATAGATCAGGTACAAGAGATAGAATTGAAACTTTAAACATTGGTGCGAATACTCCATTAGGTTTAAACATGGAAGAGCAAAGAAGAAACTCAATTCGTAATGCGTTCTATGTAAATCAATTAATGATGCAAAGTGGTCCACAGATGACAGCAACAGAAGTTATCCAAAGGAACGAAGAGAAGATGAGATTGCTTGGTCCAGTTCTTGGTAGACTTCAATCTGAATTATTAAAACCATTAATTGATAGAACATTTAGTATTATACTTAGAAAAAATTTATTTAGACCAGCTCCAGAATTTTTAAGTGGTAAAGATATAGAAATCGAATATGTATCTCCACTTGCTAAAGCACAAAAATCTTCTGAGTTACAATCTATTATGAGAGCAATCGAAATCATGGGTAGCTTATCAAATGTTGCTCCAGTATTCGATCATATCAATATGGATAAACTTGTTAGACACTTAGCTGATATTGTTGGTGTTCCACAAAAAGTTTTAAAACCACAATCTGAATTAAATGCTGAAAGACAACAAGCACAAGCACAACAAGAACAAATGCAACAAATGCAACAGTTACAACAAGTTGCAGAAGCAGGGGGAAAAATAGCACCACTCGCAAAGGCTTTACCAGAAGAAGCTAAAGCAGTTGCGAATGCAGAAGCTGAGTAATGAATGATCTAAAACAATTTGAAAAACAAATAAAAGGTTTAAGGGAAGCATATCAAAGAATTTTTAATTCAGATGATGGTAAAATTATTGTCTCTGATTTAGAAAAGCGATGCCACTTTTGGTCGACCACCAATGTTAAAGGTGATAGTCACGAAAGTGCATATATGGAAGGTCAAAGGAGTGTACTTCTATTTATTAAATCAATGCTCCAGAATGATAACACAAAAGGTAAATAACAATGTCACAAGAACAGATAACACAGGAAACTGTGCCTGTAGCAGAGACAACGAATCCTACTACAGAAACACAACAAACAGAAACACCAATTTCTTCTACCACTGAACAACCTACTGTTGCGAAGTCTTGGAAAGAAGCAATCTCAGAAGAATTTAGAAGCGATCCAAACATATCTAAATTTACAGAGATTGATGCACTAGCTAAATCTTATATCAATGCAACTAAAATGATTGGTCAAGATAAAGTTGCAGTGCCAAACAATAATTCAACAGAAGATCAGTGGAATGAAGTTTATTCTAAATTAGGTAGACCAGAATCTCCAGATAAGTATGAACTCAATGCTAAATCTGATATTGTACCTATTGATGAAACTGCAATCAAAACCTTTGCCGAGACCTCACATAAGTTAGGTTTAAATAATAAACAAGCACAAGGTATTTTAGAGTTTTATAAAAATTCTATGGAAGGTTCTGCACAACAATCAAGGATTGATATGGAAACTGCTCAAGCAAATGCTGAACAACAACTAAGACAAGAGTGGGGTAAAACATTTGAAGATAATGTTAGAAAAGCAGGTTCATTAGCTAAAGCAAATCTAGGTGTAGAAATATTAGATATGCAATTACAAGATGGAACAAGATTAGGAGATCATCCAGATATTATAAAAGGATTTGCAAAAATTGCAGATATGATGTCTGAAGATAAAATTGTTTCAACTGAATCTGAAAATGTCAATCAAGGTAAAGATATTGAATCTGAAATATC